TATTTACTGTTATCAATTACCAATAGAAACTTATTGCTTAACTTTGCATAGTCAGCGATCAACATGTTAGTTGACTTAGGATTTAATGTTATGAGTGGCATAGTTATTCTCCAAAGTCACCTTCATCAATCATCTTGAGTATATTATCAAGATCATTGTCACCTGTATTAGGATCAAGACTTGTATTTGGTCTTGCGATACTGGTTACAGGCATCTCATCTATTGCTGCTGTACCTATTGCTAGTGCAAGATAGTTTACAATTCTAGTTGAGAACTTACTATACACTGACTGTGGTATGGTATAGAAATGTGATACATCACCAAGATATGTGATTCCATCACCTAACTTAGTATGCTTTGATGGTGTGATTGGAAATACTACTGCATTGGCAGCATTATCTTTCTGTTCTGATGGTATATCTCTTAGTTTCTGTCTATATGTCACCCACTTTGCCTTTTCTTCTGTAGATAGAGGAGCGTCGCCGAGCTGTGTCCAGTCACTGTCCATTAATAAAAAGTTTCTCATTAATGTAACCTTAGTCCAGTTAAGTATCGTTGACTTAGAGAAAGATGCTGCTAGTGCCCTTTCTAAATCATTCTCTTGTCCTACTCTATACTCTGTCCATTTCTCTACTATCCTAGTATATAAATCATTGACCTCTGTTGGGAATGGTGCTAGGTCAAACTGATATGATACCCATTTATATGCTCCAGTCTTTTGATTTCTCTGATACTTAGTCTTATTCATCTTGACAGTATTATCTTTATACTGTACAAATAATTCTAATTTATCCTTATCAGAATCCCATAGAGGATATAATATTGGAACTATATCGCTAGTCCAATAATCATCGTCTATAGTTTTCATCACTCCTTCAAATTGAATGGTCTTATCAAAGGCATTCAAGTATAGTGATGTTTCTGATGGTGATGCCATAGTTGCCATTTATAGTGCCTTAATTAAATACTTTACCCTATGGTATTTAGTGATGAGAGGAATGTTATTCTCTGCAGTCACGGTTGCAGTCGTAGTTATAGGTGTAGATGATGACATTGTAAATGTACCATCACCAACTGTGAGTGCTGCACCAACTGCTGATACTTCTCTTCTTACCTGATCAATACCATCATCAGAATTAATATCATTACCACCAAGATCTAAGTTACCTGTTAGTGTTGCTCCACCAGTAGATATGAATGTATTGGTTGTTGTTGAAGCAAAGAATGTTGTTATTGCTGCTAGTCCATAGTTATCATCTGTTGATGTTGCTGTTTGATACGTAGGTCCTCTATCCTGTTCAATAATTAATGTTATTTCATTAGCTCTGAAAGCATCTCCTTCTGCTATTGGAATGGTTACATCTTGCCAATTAGGATTAACATCTGCTGCTAATAATATTTGACTGAATAATGTGACATTGTTAGATGATCCTCTCTTATAGAATATATTCAGTGCTTGGTCTGGATTCTCTCCACCATTTTGATCACTACCTCTAATTACAGTAAATCTAATAGCATTGACATTTGTAAAATCAAATGTTCCTACCTCTAACTGTCTCTTACCCCCTGCATCTGATGCACTGCCTGTAAATTCTATGTACCTTTGTATTTTTTGATTAGTATTAAATGGTATTACACTACCACTAAAACCACTATTATTTCCTGTTCCTATACCAAATTGTTTTTGTTTAATGCCAGCATCTGTTGATGATAACCATACGTCTGCATCAAATGCTGTTCCTTGTGCATCACCACTTGTATCACACTCATAGTATACTCCTGTTGGTACAGTGATATCGCCAGGTAATGTTGTTCCTTCCTCTTGTCCAAAGTATCTTACATATATGTTTCCACCCGCACCATCACCACCAGTACCACCACCTAGACCTCTGTCTTGTAAGTTGACTGTGACGTTAGTTGTTATTCCTGTGAATGATATGGTACAAGCACCACCTTGTCCTCCACCACCACCTGTGTTGTCATAATATGTTGTGACGTTTGAGAATTGTATTTTTACATATCCTTTTTCTGTTGGTAACGCACCATCTGCTGATTCAGATACACCACCAGACCAATATGTTGTTCTATATGCAGATATACCTCTACGTCCACCAGTACCACCACCATTACCATTGTGTCCGACACCCGCTTGTCCACCAACACCACCAGGTGTTACGTTGATGATACCACATGCGGATCCACCACCTCCACCACCACCAGCAGAGCATCCACCACCAGAACCATTACCACCATTGGCAAAGTCTAAAACTCCAGATGTAGCAATGAGTGCCTGTGCAGGTCCTGTAGCGTCACCACCAGGATAGCAACCATCAACAGTACCACCACCGTTGTTACCACCACCTGATCCACCGCCACCGCCTCCACCGCCAGCTCCAGCGATGCAAACTCCATCATAAAATAAACCTGTAACACCACCACCAGAACCAGCAGTAGCACCATTACCCCATGCACCAGGTCCTCCAATACCAGAGATACATCCAGATGCACCAGTAACTGATGCAGTTGAACCATTAGGTTCTCCACCTGTACCAACACCACCTGGCCATGGAGGTCCCCATGGTTGTCCTGTAGCAGGGTCATTACCAGTTGTTCCCGCACCAGATGTTCCTGATCTCCTGTTGAAACCACTATTACCACCATTACCTAGTTCCCAACTAAGAGTTCCAGCACCATATGTTAATGTACCAACTAATCTTGATCCTCTACCACCATATCCACCAAGTGCACCAGTTCTACCTGTTAGTGCTTGTGGCCAACCTGGCCATTGTCCTGTACATCCAGAGTTAGCGTTAGCATTACCAGCACCTCCACCACCACCTGATATTTCAACTGTTATGCTTCTTGAAACTTCATTACCAGGCACTGATGGTATTGTCCATGATCCATTATTTGTATATGTTGTTTGTGATTGACTATTTGTTTGTTCTTTTATTTGTGCAGTTCCATATCCACCTGTAGTATAGTCTCCTGCTTGAACAAAACCTCCAACTCCACCACCAGCTGGATCGTTACTTCCATTACCTGTAACACCACCATCGTCTCCTGCGTCTCCATCGGTAACTGATATTTGAAATCTAGTGTCATCTAATAATGCTTGTGGTACTTCAACACTACCTCCTGCTCCTCCAGCACCACCTCCAGCACCTGATGTTGCACCATTACCACCATTAACTTTAATAATATAGAAGTTATTATCGACTGTTAGACCTATCTCACAATATCCTGCGGTTGCTCCATCTGTATCACTATCTGCACCACCACCGCCTGGTGCCTGTACTTGAATATATGTTCCAGTTACGTCTCCTTCACTAGCAGCGGGTGCTGTTACGACTGATGCTTGTGGTGTAATAAATGTTTCTTCTTTAATAGTAATAGCGTTGCCAGGTATTTCATATACTACTTGCTTTCCACCAACCAGTGTATTGTTATCAACTACATATGCTCTTGGTGGTGCTGTTGTTGGTGTCTCTACAAAATAACCATTTGCTAATTTAACTCTCATACTCCCTGTAGCAGGGGATGATGATGGTGTCTCACCATCTCTTGGTAATACATTAAGACTATCATTAGAGAATGCGTCTGCTATAACTGTAAAGTTACCATTATAAAAACTTTGTAGTGAACCTTCGACTGTTATTATATCACCGACTGATAAATTATGTGATCCGTCTGTATTGATAGTGATGTAGTTAGTATTAGCATCATATGTTATAGCAGTTACGACTACACTTGCTGACTCTGATACCAAGTATTGATATTGTTGATCACCAGATGTTCCTGCTCTGTCACCGATACCATTACTATTACCATATGTTGCTGCCTGTGAGTTCTGTAATGGTACACCAATCAAACCATGTGAGTGACCTAACGCACCACCAGCTGTTCCTTGTGGTTCAAATATATTAATATTTGCTCTACTATCAATATAATTGACTGCAAACTTATCAATCTCTGTAGGTCCTTGCTCTGCCTGTTTTGTTTGATCAACCTCAACAGATAATATTCTATGACCATGTGTAGGAGGGAATGGAAAAACATAGTCATCCATAGGTCCTATCTGATACTTGACAGTTCCTGTAATATATGCAGCAATGTCAGCAGTTATTGTAGTATATCCTGTAGTTCTAACATCACCAATAACAAAGAACTCTCCACTATCAATTAGTGTTGACTTAGGAATGTACCAATTACCACCAGTCTGTCCAACAAAGTTGTTGACTGCATTCTCTGGTGTTGATGTTCCTGCTCCGTTTACGTTACCAAATCCAAGTATCTTTTTTTGTCTATAGTCTGGTAGATTAAACGTACCAACATTATATGGATAGTCTTGTAGAGTAAATGATTTCTGTATAATAATAAGAGGATGAGCATCACTACCTGTAAAATCTTTTGTATAATCTGATGCTGTAACAGTTGATAAGTCAACATTATCTGGTAGTGTCAACTCATATGTAAATTCATTTGCCTGTGCTTGTGCAGTGACGTCTTCTGTTGGTTGTATTAATGAATAGAATGTGTTTTGATTAAATACAACACCACCTGGAAATGCACCAAACACACCAGTTCCAGACGTAGCAAATCTAAACACTGATCCAAAAGGATATGGTCTCTTTACATTTGCCTTATCGTTAGTGCTATCATAATAAAACTGGAAAAATAATTTATTGTTTATAATATATGATCTTCTTAATCCACCTGGCTGATTGTTCTGTGTTTTTGCTACACTTGCAGATCCACCATATCTATTTTGTATGATGCTGTATAATTCTGGATAGTCACGAATCAATAGTTCTTTACCATCACAATATAGATGCTGTGGATATGTGTACTCAGGTTCTTCTGATGCTAAGTTAAGGTCAGCAAAGACAGGAAGAATTGATCCGACAGGAGAATGATTACCAGTCTTATCGGAAAAATAATTTGCAAATGAATTCCTGTATGTTGCCATCTTAATACTTAATTAAAAATTCTTGGACTAGAAATGGTTGTATGTAACCATCTGCTTTGTTTTCTGCGTTCACATCAATGTTAAGTGTTGATGTTATATTACCACCAGGAATATATGCTGGTTGTGTCTTGACTTGATATGTGTGTGGTTCTTGATTGAAAGGAACCAAGTGTTTGTGCACACACTCATTACCAAACTCTTCTACATCAGTAACAATATTATTAAGAGCACCATATGAAACAGTGTTTGCTGTTCCATCAAATGGCACTTGAGTTGCTGCTGATACTAAAGATGGTGTATAGTTTGGAACTAATGATGCCCATGCAGCATTACCACTGATACTAGCATCAAACTGTGTACAACTAGCACCACCAATACCACATCTGTTTTCAGTTTTACATGACATCTCACCGTTATACGTGATGTTACCACATTGTCCTGATGCAGCACCGCCAGGTACGTAGATTGGAAATCCTGTAGTAGATTTTGTACCTAGAGTGGAACATTCATATTGCAATGTAGTTCCTGTTGGTACACCAGATCCTGCTGGATCTAGCTCAGGGATATCACCAGGTATCAAACACTTAGATGTCTGATCAAAGTTACAACCTGACCAACAACCACCAAACCATGTGTGAACCTCAGGAGGAGGACTACTAAAGAATCCAAAACATGATACTGTTATAACTCTCTGTTGTCTTGATGCAACTATCGCTGATGCTGCTGCCTGACATAATGGTTGCTTAGTGTTATTTACCCATGGCATGATACACAAACTAGACTTAGATGAGTATGAGTTTCTACCAAACAAACCAAATTCATTTGTTGATGATGCAGTCCTTGATCTTTTACCATCATGGAAGTGAGCATGTGGTTGGAATGCTGTTGCTAATACTTCTGTCTCTTCTGTATAGTTACCACTAGACTTAGTGAATCCAGGTTGTCCTGTAATTTCAATTGTCTGTGATGGCAGGAAGAAATTACCTTGATACTGTACAGTAAATGTAGTACCAATATTACTGGTTACATCTAGTCCTACACCAGATTTAGTTATCTCTTGTCCTGCGTCATTGTCCAAATATGTGTCAAGATAAGTTCCTAAGTTTGATGAAAATGATGTCTTTGTAGACTTTGATCCAAGATCTGGCACTTGAAATTGATTGTCAAGTAATGTTGTATCTGGTTTTTTATATCTACAGTTTATACCTGTGCCTAATATGGTAGCAAGTTCTGGAAATACTTCTGCCTGATAGACTGCACCATCACATCTCAAATAACCAGCAGGAAGAGTTTGTGCTAAAGTAGGATCCTCTGGGTCTGATGATGATAATTGATTAGACCAGTTTATAATAGAACCAGTAAGAGTTCCTAATTTTCCTTTTTCTTTTGAATATAATACTGCCATTAGTATGCTCTGATGATATACAGTACGACTAAGGATGGTGTGTTAGGATTAATCTGTACACTCAATCCTCTGTCTACATCTATTGGTTCTAAGTTTCCAGTAGTCATATTATTTATGAGTATAGTGTTAGGTAAATTCATTTGTCCTAACGTCATTGCAATATCAATAGTGAAATGATTGTGAGATCCTAATGAGTTAGCAGTGAATGCATCACCAGTATGATTTAATGTGGTAGGATATGGAAAATCTCTACCAACTGCCTCTGGAGGTACGCCAAAATAATCTCCCTCATCAGTAGTTGGAGGAGTAGAACCATTACCTCTTCTTGCTAATGGAACTTGATCAGATACATAATAGTTTCTTTGTCCTAAGTATGTGCCAGGTGGTGGAAATGGAGCAGTAACTGCTGGTTGTTGTACTGGTACAATACATGAGTTGTCATCTTGATATGAAACTGTTTGTCCATATGCCTGTACTGTCCTAGGAACTGATGGCACTGCTGGAATTACGTTGGAAGCATTACCAAAATGTTTATGGTTATTTAATGATGGAAGTGAATCAACAGCAGGGTCATATGCAGTCCATGTAACTACACCAGGATCATATCTATCTGCTAATGGTTCAGCAGCGGTAGCACCCGTGTCAGATCCCGTTGTATATTCTGAACTTGCAACTTCAAAATATCCAGCATCAAATAATCCAAGATAACCACCACCTATTTCTACTGATGGATAAAAACCATCTGGTGGTCTTGGGTGTGTATGTGTTGCAGTATGTTCAACACCTAGTTTTCTAGGTATAGTTCTAATGGTATCAAAATATGATGGAGGTTCGAGAGTAATACCTTTTATCTTTCCTGCTAGTTCAGACTCAACTGCTGCTTGAAATTGTACATCAATATATGATAGTACATTTGATAATGGTTGCTGACCCTCAAATCCATTCAGTGAAACATAAGGTCCTATGACCTGTAATTCTTGTGGAGTTAATTGATTACTTTCTAAATCTATGAGTGCTTGTTGATTTAGTGTTGGTAGATTAAACACATCATCATCGTTATAGGATGGATATGAATTTGATATACCAATAAATGGTTGACCAGTCTCTACTATAGGACCGTATAAATTACCCAATATTTGTGCCAATAAAGGATAATCTCTTGCTTTGAGTTGACTACCATTACAGACGATCCAACCTTTCGGTATGGCATCTGGAGACAGTGCTGACTCACTTGTACTACCAGTCCATGGCATTATTGTGCCTATGGGACTGGCTTTCTGTGCTTTTATACGGTTGTAACTTGGCATTTATTATACCTCCATTAACCACCAACCTTGTACGCTGGTTGGGATGCCTATTTGATCATTACTATCGGTTGCACCAAGATATACTAATGCGAATCCTGCGTTAGGAGTCTGAACTACAAGTTCACCAGATGGATATGGAGTTAATCTATCTCCAAATAGTGTTCCTGTTGAGTCACCTTGTATTGGTGTTCCACTAGTCTCAGGAGTTCTGATAACTAATGTTGTGTCATACTTCAAGTTACCACCTACATCAATCATTCTTACAAC